ATTTGTTACTATGTAATCGAGATTCATTGGTACGCTAGCAACAAAAGTACCATTGTTGTCAATTATTTTTCCATCATTTTCAAAGACATATTCTTCTAAAACAGGTTTACCTGTTTGGTCTGAAAAAATTGTTTGTCGAATTGCTAAGATCTGTCCTGGTCCTGCAATTAACTCACAAAAGTTTCCCGTATCATTTTTTGGTCTACAAGCAATTGACAAAGAATCATCATCAGTTGTCGACACAAGAGATCCCATAAAAACAGCATAGGGTTTAATTACAATGTTTGCAAATTTTGTTAAATCAAAATCTAATCTAGTAATACCTAATTGACATAAATCTAAATCCCCCCATAGTGGTCTTACATCAACATTGAAATTTAAATTAACAATTTGTGGTAGAGAGTCTAAGTTGGTTGAAGTTTTAAATTGTGCACTATCCACTTGAGATTCGGTTGCAACACCTTCTTGAATCAAGTCTTGTGGTGAAAGTGAAAAACAACCAATGTCGGATAAATCAACATCCATTACAACTGTTTGTTCTCCAATCGGAACCCCAAAAATCATGAAGTCTCCACTTTCGTTTGTTTTTACTGTAAATCTATAATATCTGTCGTAAACCTCAACGTAGGATGAATTCATTAGAACATCATCCCTTGTTGGGAAAGTTCCTGTGGCTTGGTGTCCAATATAAGAAGGTTCTTCAGGTAATAAATTATATCTATAACCTTGTTCGTTTCTACTACTTAGATTTACGTAAGGATATAATTCGGCAATTACAGGATTATTTACATCTTCACCTTGTAATGGAATAAAAACAGATACTCTAGCATTTGGTACACCGTAACCGTTGTTTACACTTACACGCCCAACGATTACACCATAATCAGAACAATATCTTGTATAGAGATCATTTGTAAGAATTTTTAAAGATAATATTTCTATTAACTCAAAATCTTGTTCTAAATCTAAGTTTATGTATTTGTCAACCCCTACTTCAGTCCTTATTCTAATTGATTTTGGCATTACAATTTTCGTTTTTTGATAAATAGTTTATTTCCTATTTTCAAAAAGTAGGTCTGTAATTCAAAAAATAAATTACTAAGAAAAACTAACTGTCTTATAATTCAAGACTCTAACGTTGATATCTTTTTTTGGAAATCTAATTTGATAAATTTGAGATGGTTCGGCGTAAATAACGTCAGCATATAAGTATATCTCTTTTGTTACTGGATCTGAATATGTTTGTGAAGTTTCGAATGATGAATATTGTCCTCCAACTAAATTGAAAAACTTCATTTCAGAAATACTAATTACCCCGTTTTGAGATTGTATCAGTCTTCTTAGTTCTGAAACCACAACATTTTGTCCTAACTGTCTTGTTAGTGGGTTGAAATAGTTTGATATAATTTCAATGATTTTAGCTACCACAGCTCCTTGTGTTTGTGAGTTATCCAACACCACATCACACGAAACCGCTAAGTCTATTGGTTCAGCACTTTCAATTGAAATGTAGTCGTTGATCATCCGATAATTAGATAAGTAGTTAGCCACGTTTTGTTTCAAGGTGTTAGATATAACATCTGTTAAGTTTCCACTTGTATCAAAAGACAACATTTTAATTTTAACTTTGTTATTTTCTTCAACTATTGAAACTTTTGCTGGTGCACCAAATATAGACGGCATTGTTCTAATAACGGACTCATAATCATTTACGGTTACCGCTCTGTTTTGAGCGGCAAAGTTAAAGGATACCATTTGTCTGATATCTTCCGTAGTAGGTGCGTTTGCCCCTCCTATTGCGGCAGTTACGTTATTACATCTTAGACTGTTGATTACAGTTCTATTTATGGTTTCGGACGGACCATTCACAGAAAATACTACGGTACCGATTTGGTTTATTGCGTCAACACCAACATTTGTTGCTAATCCTCCTCCAACTCTATATTGAACGAATAATGTACTATTGGATTTAAGCGCACTTCCAAGTCCCAAGTTATTTATGTATCTTGATATATCCATTCCTTTTCCGTCTCTTGCGAACTCTCTTAGTTGTTCTTCAGCAGATACATTACCACCACCAAAAGTCATTTTTAAAAATCCTTCAGGAGTATATTCGGTTATAAACTTTTGAGAAGTTGATATGTACCTACCAACTTTTATTCCTGGTTGGTCAGAAGGTTTGGTTGGATCTTCAACAAAAACTCTATCCTCGACTAAGGCTTTCACTTCATACAATCTATCAGGACCTAATGTTATAAAATCTTGAGCGGGTGGAATTGTTGTATATTGTGTTCCATCTTTTAAAATCACACTGGTTACACCTAAAACATTTTTTTCAGGTAAAAATAATTGGAAATACGGTATAATGTCGTTGGGTGTGATAACTCTTTTGAAAACTTTTGTTGATCCATTAACAACAACCTCTCTTTTTTTAATTGTATAATTCAATAGGTTACCATTAGCATCAAAATTTGGGATTTTAAGTCTGTTTGGGGTTCCTTCAACGTTTATTGCTGAAGCAAAGTCAATATCGTATACTGTCTCAAATGTTTGGCCAGCACCGTTCACCTGTGACCCTCTTGAGAGTATACCACAATATCTCAAATCCTCTTTGTCTCCAAAAGCGGGAACAGTTATTGAAAAGTCTACCAAAGCGACTGATGGTCTTTGTCCCGGTATTTTTAAACCGTAGGTTCTTGCTATGTTATAAATTGACGATTTTTGTTGTGCAAATTGTAAAACGGTCTCTTGTATACTTCTGTCAATTTGAAATTGTAGGTTGTCTGTCACCGCAGCGTTCAAATCTAATAATACCGAGAAAATTCCGGCATCATTAAAATTTTGAACAAGGTCAGGATAGTATGTTCTTGTGAAATTTATTAACTCGGTCCTTGTGCCTTGGAAATCTCTAGTTGTATAGGATATTTTTTTCTCTGCCATATTATTAAATATTAATGATTACAAAATCACTTTCATTAAATGATTGATTTGTAATTCTGTAATTTATTGTGATTTTAGCGGTGTGTTCTAATTCTGAAATACCCGAAACTTTAAATTCCTTTTGATCATACTCATTAATTGTGTAACCTTTATTTTCTAAACCTGTCGATCCCGATTCTATTTTTATTTCGGTCACAAGTAAATTAGGCATGAACTCACCAATCGCGTCTCTTATGTCAGACTCAATCTCCGAAAATGTTGGTCCGTCCAAGGGTTCAAAAATATATTCATAAAGTCTTGTACCAAAACTTGGTAGATAATATCTTGACCCTTTTCTTGTCAATAATAAATGTATTAGTGAATTTCTAATCTCTTGTTGGTTTGTATCAGAAACGTCCAAATACACACCTGTAAATGAATCTCTGAATGGAAATGTTATACCGTATGTAATACCTTGTGACATATCAAATAAATATACATCATAGTAATTTTGAATAAATAATTGTGGTAACTATCTTTTTTGTTTTTATAACATTCCGTCAATAACTTTTGCGATTTTTTGATAAACAGGTCTGTCTCCGTGTGGTTCAACATCCCCTATTGGTGGCTCAATAACGGTCGCCCCTTCTCTTTTGTACTTTTTGTAATAGTTTTTAACGTCTTTTTCATCAATATTTTTTAAAGATCCCCAACCCCAAGATCCTTGTACAACAATAAATTTCGAATTAGGGAATTTTTTTCTTAACAAACTGAACAGTTCACCAACATCGTATTTCAAATATTTTCCAAATCCACCGTTAGTTCCCATACTAATAATAACATTCTCAACATCTGTGTTTACAGGAAATTTTCTAAGGGCTCCAATCAACCAAATTACACTCATACCCCCCAACCACAAGGAACTTTCTCCACCTTTTTTATTTATCCTACTCGCCTTTTGTATCGCGTTATCTAAATAGGGAACAGTTGAGTCTCCTATGATTATATTTTTTAATTTACCGTCAGTATTGTCGGGTCCTTTGTCTTTTTCGAATTTGTTAATATTTTTTTCTATTTCTTTTTTTGTTGGTATTTCACCACTTTTAACATTATCTTTATCACCATAATTAATTCCAGTTATGTCTTTGAAGATTTCTTTAGTTTTACCCGCGATAGTTTCATAAGAAGACTTAACAAAATCTAATGCGTCATCATACCAAGACTCATTGATGTTTTTACTATCTTGTATTTTTTTAACGATATTTTTTAATTGACTTTCTGTTATCTTAATCTTCATGACATCTTTATTAGATAAATACACCCATAAAAAAAAAATCACTACCTAAGTAGTGATTTTTGTATTTGTTGAGTACCTTTTTGGTATTTTGGTTTGTAAGGACAGTGTTTACACTTGGACCCGCAACAACTTCCTCTTTTAATGTGAAAAGATTTGGTCATTACAAACCTACCATTTTCATCTTTATAAAAGTCAGGTTCAGGAGATTTTTTTGTTGTCTCCTGAACATATAACTGTTGTATCCAATCGTTTGATGCACTTACTGTCATTATTATACTATTTCACAAGCTCCACCCGCACAAGCGGCTTCACCAGATAAGTTAGTATTATCTTGTAGTTCAATTACTTTCGTGAGATCAACATTTGTTAATGTTTTAAGTAATTTTTCGTATTCTTCTTTACTACAATCTTCATAAGGTGCTTGTTTGTAAGTATGGTTTGAGTAGGGTAATACTGAAAGTCCATTATAGAATTTTCTATTATTCCACATCCAATCACCTACCAGTTCCCACTCATCTTCTTTGATTGAAACTGTAGCAGATACGTTGTGTGAGTTTTGACCTCCTCTGTGTCCAAATTTGATCCACTCTTGTGATACCTTTTTGACACGTTCCAGCATTTGGAATACTGACTCGTATCGAAGAATAGATCCTTCAGGTGACTTTTGTGGGATTGTAATTACCGCAGTGTCATGAGGTCTAAAGAACTCATCCTCCACTAATTCAGGGTGGTTGATTGTTAAGTAAGAATAGATTGCTTCGTTTTTACCAACACGAATTCTTCTTAAATAGAAATCATTATGCCAAGCGTGAATACCTGAAGATGTACCTAAAACCAAAGATGAGGTTCCTGATGGTTTAACGGTAGTAGTTCTTGCGGCCTTGTTAATACCGATAAGGTTTGCAACTCTTTCGTTTTCTTCTTTCACTGCAATTGCGGCTGCCTTCATATCATAACCCAAAACAACACCTGATCCAATACCTGTCATACCAACACCAATAAGAGCATCTTTTTCAGTCGTTCTTTTCCAAACATCACGAAGATAATGGAAGTCAGTATATCCTGCTTGTAGTGTTCCAATAAATG